TCATCGACCTCCTGCGTAACCGCATGGCGATGATGCAAGCCGGCGTCACCATGCTGAGCGGCCTCCAAGGCAACGTAAGCATCCCGAAACAATCTTCCGCCGCGACCGCTTACTGGGTCGGCGAAAATGCCTCGCCCCTTGAGAGTCAGCAGTCGATCGAACAGGTAAACATGACGCCAAAAACGGTAGGCGCCTTTGTTGACTACAGCAGGCGTTTGCTGCTCCAGGCTTCGATCGACGTGGAGTCGATGATCCGCGCCGACCTGGCCAAGATCATCGCCCTTGAACTGGACCGTGCTGCCATCTACGGCACCGGCTCCACCAACCAGCCCCTCGGCCTGACCAACACCACCGGCATCGGCGCTCAGACGATCAGCACCTTCGGCACCTTCGCCGAGTACATCGGCATGGAAACCGACGTGGCCACCGCCAACGCCGACGCCGGCTCGATGCGCTACATCATCAACGCCGCCGCCCGCGGTGCCCTCAAGAGCACCGAGAAGTCGGCCACCTCTACTGCCCAGTTCGTCTACGAGAACGACGAGATCAACGGCTACCCCGTGATCGTGAGCAACCAGCTCGGCACCAACGACTGCCTCTTCGGCGACTTCTCCCAGTTCGTCGTGGGCATGTGGTCCGGCCTCGACCTCACCGTGGATCCCTACGCCGGCTCCACCGCTGGCACGGTCCGCGTCATCGCCCTCCAGGACGTCGATTTCGCGGTCAAGCAGCCCGGCGCCTTCTGCTTCGGCACCTGATCGCCATGAGGATCGAGATCCTTCGCTCAGTGATGGTCTCTGGGGAGCCGGTAAGCGCCGGCTCCATCCTTGAGGCCACCCCCGCTGACGCCAATCTGCTCATCGGCATGAACAAGGCGCAGCTCGCCCCCGAGCCCGCTCCCGAACCTACCGTAGAGCCCGCCCTCATCTGTGAGGCCCCCAAGCGGCCCCGCAAACCCACCCCCACCCCCACCGCCGAGGAGGCTTGACCCATGGCCCTCATTCAACAGGCGCTCGACAAGCTTGAGCTGCTGACCTTCCACGCCACCGCCGCTCGCACCGCGACCGGCAGCGCCACCGGCCTCGACCTGCAGGCATACGACGGCGATGTCGTGCTCGTGCTCGACTCCGCCGCCGCCAGCGCCGGCACCAACCCCACCCTCGACGTGACCGTCGAGGCCAGCGACACCCTCGGTGGCACCTACGCCGCCGTCACCGGCGCCGCCTTCACCCGCGTCACCAGCACTGCCTCGCAGCAGAAGCTCGTGATCAGCTCGGATGAAACCGCCCGCTTCGTTCGCGTCACCTACACGATCGGTGGCACCAGCAGCCCCTCCTTCACCTTCTCGGTGAACGGCGTCGGCGTCAAGAAGTACGGCTAAGCCGCCGTATACCCAGGCTGCGTAGCTTACGGGCTGCGCGGCCTAATCCCTTCGCACTTACGCATCGCCTGACGAGGCCCCCATGCCATTCGGATACGACAGTGGTTTTGACACGGTTTCGCTTGGCACGCTGACCAGCGCAGGCGTTACCTCCACGCAAACGGTGACCGGCGCCGACATGACCTTCCAGGTCACCGTCAGCAACATCGGCACCAACGTGGTGATCCGGTTTGAGGGCAGCCTCGACGGCACCAACTTCTTCAACCTCAGCTCGGCCAACGTCGATACAACCCTTACAGCCAACGGCACCTACGGCTACGCCCTGAGCGGCTGCCCGGTGCAGTTCGCCCGCCTCCGCCTCGTCAGCATTTCGGGTGGTACGCCCAGCGTCGCAACGGTGCTCGGAGTTAGCTGATGGCTGAACGCCTTGGCACCCAGCTCCAATCCGGCGGCCTGGAGCAGAGCATCAACTCTGGCCTGATCGGCAGCGGCCTATTCGGTGGCGCGTCCCTCGACCTCAACTTCGCCGCCACCAAAAACCTCGGCCCCCTAGTCACCTTCACCCGCGCCAGCAGCGCCACCTACGTCGGCAGCGACGGACTGATCAAGACGGCGACGACTAACGAACCCCGCTTCGACCACAACCCCACAACCGGCGAAAGCCTGGGCCTGATGGTGGAGGAGGCGAGGACGAATCTCCTGGTGCGGAGTGAGGAGTTTGATAATGCGAGTTGGAACAGCTCTGCTGGATCAAGGACGATTACGGCAAACAGCATTGCCGCCCCGGATGGATCAACAACGGCGGATACAATCACTGCCGATGGAACCAGTAATCCTCACTTTGCTTCGCAAGCGGTTACACTTTCTGCTGTTTCGTATTCTTTTAGCGTTTTTGCCAAAGCCGGAACCGAAACATTGCTAGGCCTTAGGGCTTTTGCCGCATTTGGTGGAGCGTTTGTGATATTCAATTTATCAACCGGAACAATTACATCTTCGGCAAATGGCGGATCAGGCATCATTACTCCGTATCCTAACGGCTGGTATCGCTGCACAATGGTATTTACGCCACTTGCGGCTTCTAGCAGTCTTGGCATCTACCTCAGAGATACTGTCAACAACACAGCCAACACAAACCTTTACCTCTGGGGCGCCCAACTAGAAGCCGGAGCCTTCCCCACCAGCTATATCCCCACCACCACCGCCGCAGCCACCCGCAGCGCGGACGTTGCCAGCATCACGGGCAGTGCGTTTAGTTCGTGGTATCGGCAGGATGAGGGGACGATGTTTGCAAGGTACAGCTTTCCCCAAAGCCCCAATACAGGCGGCGCCAGAGTATTCGTATTTATCAACTCCGCTGCAACAAACATTATATGGTTACGCGCTCAAGGCGGCGTTAATCGTGTTTACGATGTAACAGATGCCAGCGTATCGCAAGCAACTTTTAACCAAGGCGCTTATGCCGCAGGGGTTGAGTACAGAGCTGCTTTAGCAACAAAAGCAAATGATTTTGGATTTGCAGAAAACGGAGGAGCGCCACAATCAGATTCTTCTGGAACAATGCCGAGCGCAGCTTCGGCAGAAACAGATTCCCTACTGCTTGAGGACTCCCCCTTTAACGATTTTTACATCTTGAGTTACGGCGAAGCATCCAGCTCTGGGGTGGGAGTTGATCGACTTGGAATTGGCGTAGATGTTAGCGGTACCGCTCCAGGCAACGTTCACATCCGCCGCCTCACCTTCTTCCCACAGCGCCTCCCCAACAGCACGCTTGTGGCACTGACGCAATGACCCACTACATCCGCTTCCCCGACGAATCCACCGGCATGGCTGCCCTGGATGCTGCTGGCCTTACCACCACCAATGAAGACGGCGACACCGTGGTGCTCACCGCCAGCCACACCCACGCCCTCGATGTCATCGGCCCCATCTACACAGGCGGCACCTTTGACCCCGACACCGGTGAAGTCATCACCCCACCCGTGCTGCTGAACGGCTGGCACGTCAACTACATCGGTGAGCTGCCTGATGGGTGGGATCAGTACGTTGTTGCGCCGGGGCATCCGGTGAGGGTATTCGCGTGATCACCGAAGACACCGGCCTCTACTTAGCCGACTTCGGCGTAAGCGTTGTGGCAGGCACCGCATCCGGCCTAGGCATCCTTGACATGCCCAGCGAACTAATCGTCGATGGTCAAGTAATCAGCACCGAATACACACTTACTTGCGAATCCGCTAAGTTCGGCGACCTACTCTACGGCTCAAAACTTACCGTAAACGGTGCCGCCTATACCGTACGCGCCAACGTCCTAATTAGCGATGGGGTGTTCACGCAACTATCCCTACAACGCGACCTAGAAACCACGCATACCACCTCCACCACCCCCATTAGCGCTAACGGCGCTGTGGTCTCGATCGACGACCTCGGCCTAGATCAGCTCAACCCACTGATCGACGGCGGTGCCGCCTCCACCACTTACATTGATGGCAACGACATCAGTGGGGGTACAGCATGAGCACCATCGCCCAGATCCAACTGCGCACGGACACCGCAGCGGCCTGGACCGCCGCCAACCCCACGCTCCTCTCCGGCGAGATGGGCATCGAGTCCGACACCCGCAAAATCAAGGTCGGCACCGGCTCCACCGCCTGGAACGCCCTCCCCTACTACAGCTTTGCCGACACCGACCTAGTACGCGGCCAGGCCAGCAAGATGGACGCCGGTACGATCACGATCACCACCCAAGACGTCTACGTCACCACGGGACTTACCGGCATCTTCGACACCGCATCCGCAAGCGGCATGACGCTCGGCACCACCGATACCTTCGCCATAAAGAACACAAGCGGTGCTACTCGTCTAATGCAAATTTATGGTAGTATCGACGCCAAGACCGCAAGCGGCAATAACAAAGTCCTAGGCATCAAGCTGGCCAAGAACGGCACTGCCATAGACCAAACGGAGTGCCGCGCCTTCACCGGCTCCGCTGGCGACGAAGCCAAACTCGTCACCAACTGGATGATCAGCATGGCTTCCGGCGATGAAGTGGCGCTGCGAATCGCCAACCACAGCGGCACCGAGAACCTCAGCTTTCGTCGCGGCCGTCTCGTCGCCACCGAGGTGCGCTGATGACAACCAAGCGCGAGCAAATCCTTAGCGCGGTGCGCACCACGCTCGTCGGCACCGTTGGCGTTGGCACGCGCATCTACCGCAGCCGCGTCGAGCCGGTGGCACGCGCCGAGAGCGCCGCGCTCATCGTCGAGCCCGTAAGCAACGTGCCGACGCAAAACACATCGCTGCCTACGCTCGACCACACACTAAACATGCGCGTGGTAATTATCGTGCGCGATGCAGTACCCGATCAAGCCGCCGATCCCATAATCGAGTCGCTGCACAGCAAACTAATGGCCGACCTCACTTTAGGCGGTCTCTGCATAGACATCCAACCAGGCCCCACCGAATTTACCTTAGAAGCTGCCGACACCCCCGTAGGCGTAATTTTCAACAACTTCCGCATCCTTTATCGCACGCAAGTGGCAACGCTAAGCAGCTAAGCCCGCAAACTGTGCCATGTCCGCCACGTAGAATCGCCGCAGCCCCCAAGCACTTATGGCAAGAACTACAGCACCATCCGAGGATGTCCTGAGCAGCGAAGTTGCTGAGGACAGTCTGCAGGAGCTGGAACAAGAAGCCGCAGCAGAATCTGTTGAAGCGGCTGCACCTATGCTTATTGATGAGTACAGCGGCCAAGGCGGCTCGTACACCCTCGACTCCTCAACCGGCCAGCGGACGCTTGTGCAGCGTACGCAGCATTCAGACACCCCCAGGTAATTCACGATGGCACTCCTCACTCGTAAGCGCCTCCTCCTGGCGGAGATCGAGGCCACCTACGGCTCCGACCCCTCTCCCTTGGGCACCGACGCCGTGCTGGTCCGTGACCTCAACATCACGCCGGTCCAGAGCGAGAGCGTTAACCGTGACCTGGTTCGTCCTTACCTGGGCGCATCCGAGCAGCTGCTCGCCAACGTTCGCGTTGAATGCACCTTCAGTGTCGAGCTGGCCGGAAGCGGCACTGCCGGCACCGCACCCCGCTACGGCTCGATCCTGAAAGCCTGCGGCCTCGCCGAGACCGCCGTCAGTCCCGCCGTCACCGGCACCGCCACTGCGGGCGCCCTGAACAGCATCACGCTGGCCGTCGGCGCCAGCGCCACCAACGACGCCTACAAGAACCAGATCATCCGCATCACCGGCGGCACTGGCAGCGGCACCGTCGCGCTCGTCACCGGCTACGTGGGCTCCACCCGCGTCGCCTCCCTCCGCGCCCTCGCCGGCAACGTCACCCCCGACAACACCAGCGTCTACAGCATCGGTCTCCAGACCGTCTACACCCCCGTCAGCAGCGCTTTCAGCTCGGTAACCCTCTACTACAACATCGACGGGGTTCTCCACAAGCTCACCGGCGCTCGCGGCACGTTCTCACTGAACACCACTGTCGGTCAGATCCCGACCCTCGACTTCACGATGACGGGCATCTACAACGCCCCCACCGACACCGCCGCGCCTTCCGTAACCTACGCCGACCAAGCCACCCCGCTCGTCTTTAAGGCAGGCAACAGTGGTGGCTTCAACCTCCTCGCCTACTCCGGCTGCCTCCAGTCGGTTGCCATGGACATCGGCAACAGCATCATCTACCGCGAACTCGTCGGCTGCACCAAGGAAGTGCTGCTCACCGATCGCTCGGTGTCCGGCACCGCAACGATCGAAGCACCCACCATCGCAGAGAAGGACTACTTCACCGCCTCCCTCACCGACGCCTCCTTGGGTGACCTCTCCTTCATCCATGGAACGACCGCCGGTAACATCGTCTCGCTGGTGTCCAACCGCGTGGACATCGGAGCGCCCAGCTACTCCGACCAGGACGGCATCCACATGCTCGCCCTGCCCTACACCGCTGTGCCCTCCACCACCGGCAACGACGAGATCCGCCTTATCTACGCCTGAGCCACGCCGCCGCGTACCACCAGCCCCCTAAGCCACGCCGCTTAGGGGGTTTTTGCTGCGATGCCGCTTACGCGAAAAGCATCTACACTAAGCCGGTACATCCAGTAACTCATCCGAACAGCTTATGGCGTTCGTTCGCAAGAAGGTCAAAACCTTCAAGTGGCCTGTAACCATCGAAGAACCCGCTGACGGCGGCACGTTCGATTCCAGCACCTTCGACATCACTTTCAAGCGCCTGGGCCGTAAGGAGTTCGGCAAACTCAGCGAGAAGGGCGATCTGCCCCTGCTCAAAGCCGTAGTGCTCGGCTGGAACGGCATCAGCGACGAAGACGGCACCGACCTCCCCTTCTCCATCGAAGCGCTCACCGACTTCGCCGACGACCCCTACTGGGTGCGCGGTGTCCTGAAGGCTTACACCGAGACCTTCGACGGCGCTAAGTCGGGAAACTGAAGGGTGCGGCGGAGTTCTGGGTAGGCGGAAGCACTAAGCGCGAGGAGGACAAGACCGAAGACGACGCTAAGGTGTTCGGCTTAGTCTTGCCCGTAGACGCGCAACCAGAACCCGCCGCCCCTTACGAGGTCTGGGACGAAAACTGGGACATCGTAATGATGTTCCTAAGAATGCAGACGCAGTGGAACACCACCATGGCGGGCTATCTCGGCTTGAAGTACGAGGTGCTGCTGATGCCTGGCGGCCTGATGGACCTATACTGCGTGGACGACCGCCTCGACATGCTGGAGGGCCTGCAGATCATGGAAACTGCCGCTCTCAGCGCGTTGGCTAAGGGGGAGGATAAGCAGGATGGCTAAGCAGATTGAGGATATTGTTGTACGTCTAGGTTTAGAAAAGTTTGAAGGCTTAGATAAGATTCGCAGCTCGTTTCGTGACTTAAGCAAAGTCACAAATTTGTCCGAGCGCGATATTAACGCAGCTCGTACCAGCTTATTTGAGTTTGCCAAGGCAGCAGGTAATACTGAGGCTGTAAATAAAGGTCTTGCGTCTGCTCTGCAAGGTCTTCGCACGCAGGTAGATACGTGTGGTCGTGCCTACGCCCAACTTACAAAAGACCTTAACCGACTTAACGAAGTATCGCGGGGGTCTACGGATGCGCTGGAAAGGCAGCGTCAGGCACTGCTCAATAATGCAAACGCGGGTAGACAAAATGTTGACTCGCTACAACGGCAGATAGACGCATTAAAACAACTACAGCGCGAAACTCGCCCTGGTTCGTCAGCGTTTATTCAGCTTGGTAAGGATATTGATAACGTTACGGTAAAATTAGGTAAGTTAAAAAGTGAGGCTCAAGGATTCAACTTAGCGCTAAATCAGCAAGCAGGTGCGACTCCTAGCGTACTAAATAATCAGATTGCGATACTTCAGCGCGGTCTGCAAACTGTCCGCTATGACGCTGAAAAGTTTGTAGACACACTGCGTCAAATTCAGTTACTTCAAATTACGCAGTCAGGCAGGACAGGACGTTCCGGTGTCATCGCCGCATACGAGGCTTTTCAATCTCCTGCGTACATGGGAGGTTTTGCGGATCCGTCGCGCCTATCCGCGATGCCGGATACAACCGCAGCGCTTAATCAAGAACTTGCCGAACTCAGTGAACGCTTGCTAAATACAGCAAGAGGCAGCTCTACATATACAGACGTAGCCATTCGTATGGCGGAGGTGCAGCGACAGCTTCGCACTGATGTCATGGGCACATCCGAAGCATTTAGACAGCTCAGCATTGCTGAAGCAGGGGCAGAACGTAGAGCAGGCAAGCTCGCCGACATCCAATCCTATTACGCAACGCAGGGACCATTAGCACCTGGCGTTGGAGGTTACCGAGATCCCAACACAGGAGCCATGATTGCCGCTGGTGCGTACACACCGGGGCGAATTCGTGTAGACGAAGCCGCGTACGCCCGCCCCATAGGCCCGCAGCCATTCCCGGAAGCAGCTACGCAGGCGCTGCAGTCCGTTGAATCTGCACAAAGATCTGTAACGGACATTTATGAGAGGGCATTCATACAGCGCACTGAATTACAAGCTAAATACAATCAAATCTATATTGACAAGGCTCTTGAAGGGCTTGAGTTAGAAGGCCAACTACGTAAGAAAGAGTTTGATACTCAGCTTGCCGACTTTGACAGGCGTATGGGCATCGCGGATAAGCGCCGAGGCCGCCGCCTAAGCGGGATGCAGCTCGCCCAGGGCGTCGGTGCAGCGCTTAGTGGTGGTATCTTCGGCGGCCCAGAGGGCCTGATCGGCGGTCTCGGCGGCTTGGCCCTGGGCGGCGTGGGCGGCGCTTTCGCTGGCGCAGCCGCTGGTGCGCAGGTCGGCATGTTCCGCCAGCAGCTCGGCACAGTGACCGACTACTCGGCCCGCATCGACAAGTTGCAGATCGCTCTGCGGGGAATCGTCGGCTCGCAGGACGCTTACAGCCAGGCTTTGTCCGCAGCCGCCTCGGTAACCCGCGACCTCAACATCCCCCAGGAGGTTGCGATCCAAGGCATGACCCGCTTGAGCGCCGCCGTCAAGGGCGCCGGTGGCACCGTAAGCGACTCCGCTTTTGCGTTCCGTGCCGTAAGCGAGGCAGTGAAAGCCACCGGCGGTAACGCCGAGCAGGCCGATGGCGCCCTCCTTGCACTCACGCAGGTCTTCTCCAAGGGCAAGGTCAGCGCCGAAGAACTCAACCAGATCGCTGAACGACTGCCCGGCACCTTCACCCTCTTCGCCAAGGCGGCCGGCATGACCGGCCCTCAGCTACAGAAGGCGCTCCAGGAGGGCCAAGTAGGTCTGAACGACCTAATGAAGTTCCTGCAGCTAATCAGCACTGAGTACGGACAAACGGCACTCAAGATCGCCAAGTCCAGCCAAGAAGCCGGCGCTCGTTTGACAGTTGCAATGCAAAACATGCAACTAGAGGTTGGACGCGCTCTGCAACCTCTGGGTGCCGATTTGCAAAACGCATTTGCCGTATTTATAACCGACATTACACCTGCCGTAGTCGCTGCTGCACAAGGGTTTGTGGGCGTGGCTAAGGCAATCGGTGCTGCCGGTGATGCGTTCATGGATTTCACAGCACCTGTACGGGATTTCTTCGCCACGGGAATGCCTGCATACCTACAGGTTGCTAAAGCGTTTTGGGATAGTATCGCCAACGATGTCTCTGCGTTCTGGACTCGTATTGGCAGTTTCTTCACAGGATTGCAAACAATAAGCTCTACAGCGTTAAAGGCTATCGGTATAGATGTGGGAGGGCTGGGAGATACCATGCAGATAGTGGCCACTAATGTAGGTAAGTTCTGGTCTAGCGTTTTTGACTTCATCAAAGGCCGCTGGCGCGAAACCGTCAGCAACATGATCAACTACAGCAATCCTTTGCTGGCGGGCCTCAAACTGTTTGGAATTGCAGATGTAGGCAAGGCTGTAACAAAGGGTATAGCGGCGGGTGCTACCGCAATGTCACCTATATTTAAGCTTCCGCAGGCGCAACAGAGCACTGCAGAAAGCCCGTCCGTATTCCCCTCCCCCGCCGCAGATAAGGAAAAGGAGAAAAAGGCAGCCAAGGACAAAGCCGACAGAGAGCGCCAAGCCGCGGCCGCCGAACAGCAGCGCCTGGCCAACACCCTGCTCGACCAGCAGCTGCGTGCAGCCGACAGGGTATTCCAGCACCAAATCGAGCTGGACCGCCAACGCTACGAGCTGCAGAAACGCCTAGACGACGCCCAAGCACAGAATCGCATCATGCGCGAAACTGGTGCAGCACGCGACATCGTAAGCAACTTTGAGGATCTGCAGCGCAGCTTGCGCGAGATCGAGGAGCGCCGTGTCCGTGCAGCTCAAGACGTGCGCCTGGCTAAGCAGACGCAACAAAGCGCTGCAGTGCGTGCCACCTTTGACGCCCAAGGTGCAGCAATGCTGCGCGGCACTACGGGTGTCATTGCTAGAACGGGTAGCACGGGGCAAAGCACCGGCCCTCACCTAGACGCACGCTGGGCCGATGGTCGTCGAATTACAGCTGCAGATGCAGACCGCTATTTAAGTGTTAATGGCCGCACTCCTTCTAGCTACGGAGTTACCAGCCCTTACGGTCCCAGGAGCTTATTCGGCCGTACTTTTCACGCGGGTATAGATTTTGGAACACCTTCAGGCAGTGGCATAACACTAAAAAATGGCGCCACGTTACTGCGCGATCTAGGTTTTACAGGTGCAGGCGGATACGCAGTAGAGATAAATACAAAAGATGGCCCGATGCGGCTTTTGCATCTGCAGCGCGGATCGGCACGGATGCCTGCAGGCGCCGCAACCCAGCAGAATCGCGCAATCAAATCCAGCGGTGGTGCGGTCATCGAGGGTCTCGACGTAACGCAGGCCGAAGCTCAGCAACAACTTATCGAAGCCAACGTATCTAAGGAACGCGCTGCGCTATTTGAGCAATTCACGCTAAGAGCCACAGATGCGCTGAAGCAGCAGAACAAAGAACTCAGCGACAGCAATGCGCTGCAAACCCTCCGCAACCGGCTTACTTTGGAAGGTGTTAGCCCTGCGCTAATTGAGCTGGAAGAGCGCTTGCTCGGCAATCGCCAAAAACAGAACGAAGCCCAGGCCAAATACAATACACTCATTGCCAACGAAAAAGACCCTGCTACACGCGCTGAACTTACGAACTCCCTGGCCCAGCTAAACGAGTTCTACGCCGAGCAAGCTCGTTTATTGCGCGACGCCGCGGCAGCAAAGGAGACCTTCGACAAGGCGATGCGCACTCGCCAAGACGAACGCATCGGCCTCGGCCTACGCGAGGGCGCCGAAGCCTACGTCCAGTCGATCGGCACCATGCGCGAGGCCACGGCCCAGCTCGCCCAGACCGGCATCAAGGGCGTCGAGGACGCCATCTTCAGCCTAACCACGACGGGTAAGGCGAATTTCCAAGAGTTCGCCAAGAGTGTGCTGGAAAGTACATCGCGTATGATCATTCAGCAGCTAATTCTGCGTAGCGTTATGCAGATCATCGGCGCCATAGGCGGCGGCAGCAGCGGCGGATTCAGTTTTTCTGGCGCTGGCCCGGTATCTGGTGCTTCTGTGTTTGGCAGTACCCAAGCCGGATTTAATCCACTGGCGTTCAGTGGAATCAAGCTGAATGCCCTAGGCAACGCCTATGCCGCCAACGGCATCGTCCCGTTTGCCATGGGTGGCGCGTTCCAGCACGACGTGACCGCTTACGCCATGGGCGGTGTCGTCGATCAGCCGACTATGTTCAAATTCGCTGATGGCGGCGCCGGCCGCCTCGGGCTTATGGGCGAGGCTGGACCGGAAGCGATCATGCCGCTCCGCCGCCTCCCCAATGGGCGCCTCGGCGTCGAGCAGGCAGGCGGAGGTGCTCCAGTTACCGTAAACGTGAGCGTCGATGCAAGCGGCACATCGGTCCAGGGCAATGCCGGTCAGGGCGAGCAACTCGGCCGCGTAATTTCCCAAGCCGTCCAAGCGGAGCTGGTACGCCAGCAACGCCCCGGCGGCCTACTAAGCCGCTAAGCTGCACTTATGGCTACATTCACCTACGTCAGCTCTTACGAGCCCACCGAGGTAAGCAAACCTCGTGCGCGTAAGTTTGCGGCAGGCGATGGTTACGAGCAGCGGATAAGATTCGGCTTAAACACTAACCCTAAGGAGTGGCAGCTCGTTTTCTCCAACCGCACTGACACAGAGCGCGATCTTATCGTCGCCTTCTTAGACGCACGCGGCGGCGTGGAAAACTTCGACTGGACCCCACCGCGAGGCTCTGCCGGTAAGTATGTGTGTGAGGAGTGGCAGGTAACACTAAGTAATTGCAATAACAACCAAATTAGGGCTACATTCCGTCAAGTGTTTGAGGTGTAAGCGCTGTGGCTGTACCTATTGCTGCATTACAGGCTGCTGCACCCAGCGCAGTAATAGAGCTGTTCATCTTAGAACTAAACCTCAAACAACACGGAGTAGCTAGCACTTACCGCTTCCACGCCGGCACAAGCCTCAACGCCACTGGTGCAGCAGCTTCGGCAGAAACAGATTCCCTACTGCTTGAGGACTCCCCCTTTAACGATTTTTACATCTTGGGTTACAGCGAAGCATCCAGCTCTGGGGGGGAAGATGTGGTCTGGGCCGGCAATAGCTACACTCGCTTCCCTGTAGAAGCTGAGGGGTTTGAGTACACAGGAAACGGACAATTACCGCGCCCTAAGCTGCGCGTAAGCAACATACTTGGCACAATATCCGCATTGCTACTTAGCCTACCGGACGGCTTAGAGGGTGCCAAAGTGACGCGCATCCGCACCCTAGCCCGCTACATCGACGCCGTAAACTTTCCAGGCGGTACTAACCCTTACGGAACACCAGACAGTACCGCAGAGTTCCCCCGCGAAATCTATTACATAGACCGCAAAACCGTAGAAACTCGTGATTTCGTTGAGTTCGAGCTTGTAGCGGCCTTCGACCTCGCCGGTGTACGTGCGCCCAAAAGGCAATGTATAAGCAACATCTGCCAGTGGAAGTACCTATCGACAGAGTGCGGCTACAACCCAGTCGGCCCTCAAGCTAGGCCATTGCGTGAGCACTATGCCGACTTCGGTTACAGCGAAGGTCGCTCGATAAATAGCACTGGCCAATTTAACGCCACCTATTATCGCACCACCTATCCCGATGTCGCTGCCGCTTATACCAACGCAACCGCTAATCAACACTTTCGCAACTACGGCATATGGGAAGGCCGCAACGGTAATTCCGGCGGTCAATTCAACGCCACATACTACCTAGCCACCTATCCAGACCTAAACAGCCTAGTCTATTTTAACGCTAAAGATGTAGGTGTGAACTCCCAAGCACTGGACGAGTGCGGTAAGCGCTTGAGCAGCTGTAAATTACGCTTCGGTATCCGAGGCCAGCTTCCGTTCGGCTCCTACCCAGGCATCGGTACATTCTTCACTTAAGACCTATGCAATGGAAAATCGAGGCACTGCAGCACGCTAAGGCGCAAGACCCCAAGGAGGCGTGCGGCCTGCTCGTCGTAATCAAAGGGCGTGAAATTTACTGGCCTTGCAAGAACTTGGCAACAGATCCAGACGAGTTCTTCGCCCTCGACCCCTCCGACTATGCCGCTGCTGAGGACACAGGCGAAATCACCGCCATCGTCCACAGCCATCCAACCACCCCTCCCTTCCCCTCCCAAGCAGATCGCTTAGCCTGCGAAAAAACGAACCTCCCCTGGTATATCGTCAACCCCAAAACCGAGACATGGGGCGAATGTAACCCCGAGGGCTACACCGCCCCACTCGTCGGCCGCCAGTGGGTCTGGGGCATAACCGACTGCTGGACCCTTGTACGCGATTACTACGCCGAGCAAGGCATCCGCTTACGCGACTGGCAGCGACCCCTGCACGCAGAAGCTTTCCGCTTAGACCCGATGTTCGATGCCTGCTGGCGCGACACAGGCTTCCGCGAACTGAACGACGACGAGGAACTACAACCTAACGACGCCCTACTTATGGCGATCAACAGCACCGGCCTCAACCACGTCGGCGTCTACCTCGGCGACCAGCTTGTGCTCCACCACCTCCAAGGCCGCCTTAGCAGCCGTGACCTCTACGGCGGATGGCTACTAAAATGCACGGGAAGGAGGCTTCGCCATGCTGCGTAAGATCAAACTCTACGGACGCCTGGCGAAGTTCATCGGCAAGCGCGTGCTTGAGGCCGACGTAAGCAGTGCCGCTGAGGCCGTGCGCTTCCTACTCGCCAACTGGCCAGAGCTGGAGCGTCACATGGCGGACCAGCACTACCGCGTAAGTCTCGGTGCCTACGACCTCGTTGAAGACGAGCTGCACGACCCCGCCGGTAAGCAGCCAATCAAAATCGTTCCCGTCGTGACCGGCGCAGGCGCCGTTGGTCGAATCATCGCAGGAGCAGCTCTGATTGCGCTGAGCTTTGTAATTATCCCATTGGGTATAGCAGCCGCTGGAGCAGGGATTGCAACTATGGTTGGAGGTATTGGCGCCAGCCTCGTATTAGGCGGCGTCGCACAACTCCTTACCCCAACCCCCACCCTCTCCTTAGGCACCGACTCCCCCAACGACCCGCGCAAGTCCTACAGCTTCAGCGGCATTCAGAACACAAGTCGCCAAGGTACACCCGTACCGATTGTCTACGGCGAAATGCTTGTTGGTTCAGTCGTTATTAGTGCCGGCATTGACGTAGATCAGGTAAGCGCATGACTGAGTTTATTGCTGGCAGCGGTGGTGGTGGTGGTGGCGGTAAAGGCGGCGGCGGCGGTAGTCAGCAGCGCACTCCCACCGAGGAAGCCTCCAGCTTATTCTCTGCCTCGTACGCCAAAGTCGTTGATCTACTCAGCGAAGGAGAAATCAGCGGTCTTAAGGACGGACTTAAGTCCGTCTACTTCAACAATACTCCGGTTCAGAACCCCGATAACTCGTACAACTTTTCAGATGTAACTATACTCACACGTACGGGCACCCAAAGTCAAAGCTACTTAGATGGTTTTGACGAAATCGCTAATGAGTTCAATGTAGGAACCACTGTAGTTCAAGCTACCCCTATTGTAAGAACGATAACAGACGTTAGCGTAGATGGTGCTAGGGTACTAATAACGGTGCCTGCGCTACAGCGCATAACCGACCAAGGCGACATCGTTGGTTCCGTATTTCGCCTCCAGATTTCTGTTCAGCGAAACGGCGGCGGCTACACAACAGTAGTAGACGATACGATCCGAGGACGTACTGCCAGTCCATACCAACGCAATTACTTACTGCAGGGGTTTAACTCAGGCCCGTTCCCCATTGACATAAAGGTCACACGTATCACCGCCGACTCCTCCGAGCAGGACGTAGGCGGCAGCAGCGCCAAGATCACTAACGCCTTCGCTTGGACAAGCTACAGCGAAATTACCTGGGGCAAACTTGCCTATCCCAATAGCGCCCTTGCAGCTATAAGGATTAACGCTGAGCAATTCTCGTCCATTCCTTCCCGCACATACCTTGTCCGAGGAGTAAAGGTAAGTATCCCCAACATAGCAACTGTAGACCAAACTACAGGCGCACTTATTTACAGCGGTGTATGGGGTGGATCGTTCGGGGCAGCGCAATGGACAAGCGATCCAGCCTGGTGTCTCTACGACCTCCTAACGAATACTCGTTACGGGTTCGGCGATCATCTTGTGGCAGCTCAGCTCGACAAGTGGGCCTTTTTCTCGGCTAGTCAGTACTGCTCGGCTCTCGATACATACACGACTGCAGCTGAAATTGCGGAACGCGCAGCACGCGGTCTACCTCCCCGTACAGGTACAACTAACAACTACAACAGCACAACAGGCAAACATGGTATCTACGACGGCTTCGGCGGCTACGAACCGCGCTTCTCTTGCAACGTAAACATCCAAACTGCCGAAGACGCCTATAAGCTGATCAATGATATGTGCTCGGTATTCCGAGCTATGCCCTACTGGAATGTAGGTTCCCTCACATTTGCACAAGACAAGCCCGTCGATAGCAGCTACCTATTCACGTACGCAAACGTCAGCGAAGAGGGCTTCACCTATAGCGGCTCCAGCTTAAAAACCCGCCCTAACGTAGCCGTAGTTCAATATCTCGATCCTATTACTCGTGATACCGCTTACGAAGTAGTCGAAGACCCAGAAGGCATAGAGAAGTACGGCGTCGTAAAGACAGAACTTATTGCATTCGCCTGTACATCGCGTGGTCAGGCCCAGCGCCTAGGCGAGTGGCTCATCTACTCCAATAAGCACGAAACCGAAACCGTATCCTTCACGGCTTCCATGGATGCCGGTGTGCTGGTACGTCCAGGACAGGTCATCGAAATCAGCGATCCTGTACGCGCCGGTGTACGCCGAGGCGGACGCATAATTAGCGCTACTACCACAGCCGTTACAGTAGATGATGCCACAGGCATCTCGGCTACATCAAGCCCTACGCTATCCGTAATTACGCCAACAGGCACAGTAGAAACGCGCAATGTAAGCACGGTCGTAGGCAACGTAATTACCGTAAGCAGCGCTTACACCACCGCTCCTAATCCGTACAGCGTATGGATCTTTGAGACATCGACACTTCAGACATCCACCTGGCGCGTACTCACAGTAGAGGAACAAGAGCAATGCAAGTACGCCATAACCGCACTCGCATATAACGCAAGCAAATACGCCTATGTCGAGCGTGGCGTGGCACTGCAAACACGCACCACCAGTACCCTCAACGCAATCCCCGAACCACCCACCAACCTCACCTTAGTCGAAGCGCTCTACACTTATAGAGACCAAATTAGCTCTAAGCTTATCATTAGTTGGGCGCCCGTTGCTGGCATAAACCAGTACGAGGTCCGATACCGTAAGGATTCTGCTAACTGGACTACAGTTCAGCGACAGCAACCTGATTACGAGGTACTGGACACCACTCCAGGCTATTTTGAGATCGAAGTTTACAGCAGAAATGCGGGCGGCCAGAACTCCACCACACCACTTACAGGCACGAAGAACGTCCTAGGCAAAACAGCACCTCCTGCTAACGTACCAGCACTCTCTGTTCAGTCCGATCCCGACGTAGGTATAACCCTCAACTGGGATCCGGTAACCGATCTCGATCTTCAGGGGTACGAAATATGGCAAGGGCCTGCTTGGGGCTCAGGCGTAAAGTTGGGGCTATTTGCAGCCACAAGTAAGAAGCTGGGTATCGTGTCCGCTGGCACTACTCAATGGTGGATAAAAGCGCTTGATACTTCTGGCATCTATTCGCTTGCGGCCACAAGCGCCAGTATAACGATCACAGCAGCAACAGCACCTAACGTAAGCAGTAGTTTTGCTGCGGGCGACTGTATTCTGTCCTGGAACGCTGTATCTGGATCAGTAAGCACTGCGTATTACACCATACGTTACGGCAGTGTGGGCGGATCGTTCGGTAGTGCGCAGGAGATAAGTACGGTGAAGGGAACTACAGCCGCGGTACGTGCCGACTGGTCCGGTGTGCGTCGCTTTTATGTCGCTGCCGTAAGCCTCAGCGGAGATGTGGGCTCTGCTGGTTTTGTAGACGTAACCGTAACTGCTCCAACTGCGCCTATTATTCGACAAGAAGTTATAGATAACAACGTCTTACTGCGCTGGACAGATTCCACAGCCACACTGCCTATTGTGTACTACGAATTACGGCGTGGCGCTACGTGGGCCGCTGGTACGCCTATAGGCACAAAACAGGGCTTGTTCACTGTTGTATTTGAAACAGTGTCGGGCCTATACACCTACTGGGTCGCGGGTGTGGATTCTGCAGGCAATGTAGGCACACCTGCAAGCGTATCCGCTCAAGTAAATCAACCTCCCGACTACCTCTTAAGGGCTAATGTCGATAGCACGCTAAACGGCACAAAAACAAACCTTGCAGTCAACGGTACATCTGGCCTCTTAGCGACCGTAAACACCACCGAAACTTGGCAGGATCACTTCTCATCCAGGGGCTGGTCAACCCCACAGGACCAGATAGATGCCGGTTACCCTATCTACGCACTGCCCTCAACAACTACAGGAAGTTACGTCGAAGAATTTGATTTCGGCGCAATTTTAGCTGGCACCAAGATCACAAGCACGCTCACCAGCCAAGCCGTATATGGCACGGTAACCGTAGCACCTACCCTCAGCGTAAAGACAGCTAGTGGCGACCCCTACACAGACTACACCAATCAAGACTCAATCTACGCTACAAATTTCCGCTATGTCAAAGTGACCTACGCCTTTACGAGTACCGGCAATGACGACCTCCTAAACATTAGTGCATTAAACGTGCGCTTAGACGTTAAGTTGCGTAGTGATGCCGGTGCAGGTACAGCGGATGCAGCCGACGTAGGCGGAACCACCGTCAATTTTAACGTAGCGTTCGTAGACGTTGAAGGCATTTCCGTCACACCCAGCGGAACGACCGCTCGCATTGCGATCTATGATTTTGTTGACGCACCGAATCCCACCAGCTTTAAGGTACTGCTGTTCGACACTGCGGGCACCCGCGTGACCGGCCCTTTCAGCTGGCAAGCCCGAGGAAGCTAAGCAATGGCCAACTGGTCAAACCCCCTGCTCACCAGCACTTACACCAACTTCGTCACGGAGGTCAAGGACCGTGACACGGACCTGGCGCTCCAGTTCGACGGCACCACCAGCACAAACATCCCCACCAACACAATCCGCTGGAATAGTTCAGCAAACCGCTGGCAGAAGTGGAACGGCAGCAGCTGGGCCGAGCTGACTTCTACCTACGCCCTTACCGGCCTCAGTACGACAGGCAGCGCCGCTATTGGTGGCACGGTAAGTGGCACCGCTCTTGTTCCTACAGCTAACACCGCACCCACTAACGGTGTTTACCTGCCTAATGCTAATACTGTTGGTATAGCGACAAACAGCGCTGGACGAGTATTTGTTGATGCGTCAGGCCGCTTCGGTGTAGGTACATCTACGCCCGGCACAGCTATAGATGTAACAGCAGCCGCTGGGTCTGCGACAGCTGGCAACATCCGCATCGCCCCCAGTACGGCTGGCCAGGCCCGCTTCCACCTGTTCAACGGCGGCGCAACAGCTGAGTGGATCTTCGGCCAAAAGACAAGTACGGACCACGACTTCAAACTAAGCAAATCGGTTGCCGGCAGCGAATCCGACTACCTTACCGTTACTACAACGGGCTCCGTCGGCATCGGCACAAATAATCCTCAAGCAACCCTTGATGTTAGTGCAAAGTTTAGAGTTGATACAACAAGTGCGTTTGGCGTTCTAAGTCTTGCCAGGCCCGATGGTACTCACTCTCCTTTTATCAGAGGAGCAGATAGTGTCGGAACAGCATCTGCGTTGCGTTTGGGAGATGTAGGTGGCTCACAAGCCGCAATGGACATTTCTGCTGCTGGGAACATTATTTTCTACACCAATACGGCAACAACCGAACGCCTCCGCATCGACAGTTCTGGACAGCTCATCATAGCCGCAAAAGGGAACGGCGTAACCAACGGCGCAATTTACAACGTACCTTATACGGGCGGACAAGCTAATGCAGTATCGCAAGTCTTACAGGTTGCCACTGGGACAGCTAATGCCCTGGCACGAATCACATTATCAACCACCGATCTAAGCTCGAACAACAGTAGCTTCATCACTTTTTCCACCTCGTCAGGTGGATCTGGGTCGCCGGCAGGGGATTTAACCGCTGAACGCCTCCGCATCGACAGCTCCGGCCGCGTAGGCATAGGCACAACCTCTCCCAGTACCAGCCTAGAAATTCAACTAGCTGCCGCCAACGCCACAAGCGGCAACGTATATGTTGTACCTCCAACAGCCGGTCAAGCACGCTATCGTTTATACAATACTGGCGGTACGGCTGAATGGATCTTCGGCCAAAAAACAGGCACAGATCACGACTTCAAGCTAAGCAAGCTCATAGCAGGCAGCGAAGTCGATTACTTAGCCGTTACAACTGCCGGCATTCTGCAATTCGATAGTGGTTACGGCTCCAACGCCAACGCGTACGGCTGCCGCGCTTGGGCCAACATCAACGCAGGTGCCACCCCTAGCATCAGAGCTTCGGGAAACGTGAGTAGTGTTACGGATGCAGGATCAGGAGTAGGCGACTTCTTAGTGTCATTTACTACGGCTATGCCTGACGCCAACTACGCCGCAGTCGTAACGGCCGGCGGAGCAGGTACGCTTGCCTCCGCCAACGCTGCCGTGGGCTGGGCCGCCGTCTACGCAACAGGTTCAGTTAGGGTAGGCGTAAGCGATAATAATACGGACACAAACGTGGATACAGACTACCTCAACGTGGCCATCTTCCGCTAAGCCCCCATGCAACTTACCACTCGCATCATCTATCCACTGGACGACGGCATCGCAGTCGTCATTCCCTCGGGCGAACTTCCCATAGAAGACGTGGCCGTCAAGGACGTTCCGGCTGGTACGCCCTATCTGCTGATCGACGCCAGTGACCTGCCCACCGATCGCACCTTCCGTGCCGCCTGGACCGCCGACTTCAGCGCTCCCGACGGCTACGGCATCGGCGCCGATGCCTGGTTCGCCGCCCGCGCCGCACAGGCTAGGCAGCCCACGCCTCCCGAATCGCCTGAGTCACTGGAATCGCCTGAGGCAGACTCCCCGTGGCCTGACACAGATCCTGAACCCCTCACCGAATCCCACTTAGAGGAAGAGACCGACAATGATCACGATTGACTTACCCAAAGCAAAGCTCATCGGACACAACCTTCGTAGAGCGAAGCGTGCAGCTGCATTTGCCCCTTACGATGAGCTTATTGCTAAGCAGATTCCCGGCTCGGGGGCTGCTACCGCGGAGGCGACCCGCACGATCATCCGCACCCATTACGCCGAAGTCCAAGAGCTTATCGAGGCAGCAGCAACTCCCGACGAGATCATCAACGCTTTAGGGCTAGACTGGAGCAACTCGACCTCGCCGGACCTCTAAGTACGCCATGGCTGCTCCCAACATCAAGTCGCCATCGACCGTCACAGGCATCTACGGCAAGACCGTGGGCTATGCCGTCACCACCTCAATGGCTGCAGCGCTGAGCAATGGCGCCAGCAGCGGCAAGGTCTTGAAGGTCAACAGCGTGTACTGCGCCAACGTGGACGGCACCGCAGCAGCCGACATCAGCCTGGAGCATTACAACGGCACGACGGGGTTTGCCATCGGCAAGACCATCGCCGTACCAGCCGACGCCACCCAAGTTCTCGTGACCCGCGAGGCTTACATCTACCTGGAGGAAGGCCACAGCCTCCGCGCACAGGCTAGCGCTGCCAGCGACCTGGAGCTGGTCATCTCCTATGAGGACATCAGCTGATGTTGGGCTTCAACGGCGGATTGATGGGCGTCCGGCGCACGCCGACAGGCAGCGCCGCATCGGGACTGTGGTTTCAGAATGAGCAGAGCGTGGCGAAGCGTGCGGCAATTTGGCCAACAACAGGCGATTTATACTGGAGTGATGTTTCACTACTGCTGCACATGGACGGCAGCAACGGAAGCACAACATTCACCGATAGCAGTAGCAATGCGCTAACGGTCACACCATCAGGCGACGCACAAATCAGTACCGCACAAAGCAAATTTGGTGGAAGCTCTTTACTTTTAGATGGATCTGGAGACTACATTACAACTTCAGCATCATCTGCCCTGGCATTGGGGACTGGCGATTTTACCGTTGAATTTTTTGTTTATCGAACTTCAAACAATAACGATCAAGGTATTTTTACGTTTGGCGCCACACAGTCTGGACTTTTCGCTTCAATGGACGGATCGACTCTAGGTGTCGGGTTGCTTGGAGGGGACCCTAGCGCTATCTCAGGTGGAACCTTAAGCCTAAACACCTGGCACCACGTCGCCATAACAAGATCAGGCGGCTCCCTGCGTGGCTTTATCGACGGCGTTCAGTTTGGATCTACCGTAACCGAGACGACAAATCTTGTCGATAACATACTAAACATTGGTTACTCTTACACCAGTAGTTATGCCATGCTCGGCAATTTAGACGAATTCAGGGTAACTAAAGGCGTCGCCCGTTACACCGCCAACTTCACTGCACCTACTGCAGCATTCCCGAACGGCTGATGCTCTACTCCCACCGCCAAGCCACCCCAGCGCCCCTGCCGCACCGCATCCGCTAAGCAAAACAACTTATGACTGTTAAAAGCAAAACCGGCGCAGCCCGCGTCGAGCACGTACCAGGCAAGCCCAAGCTCACCCGCCAAGGTCAGGGCCAGCACAGCAAACCCAGCCACGGCCGAAAGCTGCGCCGCGGCCAAGGTAAGCCGTAGCGCTGCGCTACAGCGCCGCCATTGTGCAGAGCCGCTGCCTATGCAACCCTTGCGGGCTAGGCTGCCTATGCGACACCTCCTCTTATGGCCGCCCCTACTCCCGAGCAAGTAACCGGCATCGTGGCCTCCTTGCTGGCCGGCTCCGAAATCCTCAGCCTCCTGCCTGGCGTCAAGGCCAACGGCTGGGTTCAGCTGATCCTCGCCGCACTGCGCGGCATCGCATCCCGTAAGCGCTAAGCCAATGGGCGAGCCAACGCACGGCGAAATCCTCCGCGCCATCGGCGTGCTGGAAGGCCAGCTGAAGCAGCTGCTGGATGCTGCCATAAGTGACAAAGGGGAACGCAGCAGCTTGGGCGTTCGTGTTGGCCGCCTTGAAACGCGCATGGCGCAAGTAATCATCCTCGCAGTGGTTGCTGCAATGCTCAGCCCCATCATCTGGTCTGAGATCAAAGGGGCCTTTGCTTATCGGCAGTCACTGCCACAACACATGCAACGCCCATGACTTCCGGCCCACTGCGCCTAAGCGATCTGTTTAAGTTCTATCGGGGCCTTCCGCATCAGATGGCCGCCGTAAGTGAGTTGGAAGCAGCAATAAACAAACGCGCTCCCCAACTCCTAAGCCGCGACCAGCCGTGGTTCAAGACCTGGAGCGTCCCAGGCAAGCAGACCGACTTAGCTGATGCGATCCAGCTAATCAAGGAATTTGAAGGCTGCCACCTCAGCGCCTATCCCGATCCGCTTAGCGGCGGCGATCCGTGGACGATCGGTTACGGCACCACGCGATTCCCGGATGGCAGCGCCGTGCAGCGCGGCGACAAGATCAACGTAATCGAAGCTGACATGCTGCTCCGCCTTGAGGTGGACCGCATCGCCGAACGCCTCCGCTCCACCATCCCAACCTGGAGCACACTGAACGATCCGCAACGCTGCGCACTTGTAAGTTTCGCCTACAACTTAGGCGCCGACTTTTACGGTAAGCCTGGGTTCGACACCATCAGCGCAGCGCTGCGCGACAAGGACTTCGCCGCCGTACCAGCGGCACTGCTGCTATACCGCAACCCTGGCACGAACGTCGAAGCCGGCCTACTGCGCCGCCGTAAGGCCGAAGGGGCACTGTGGCAAAAAGGAAGCCCACAACTGCAACAGCAGGGCATTTTGTTGCGCGTCCCTTATGAGGCGCAGAACGACAACGCCAGCGGCACCGGCTACCGCGAATGCTTCAGCAGTAGCGCTGCCATGGTAAGCCGGTTCTACGGCAAAGTAAGCGGCGACGATGCCTACAATAAGCTTCGCGCTAAGTATGGCGACACCACCGACGCGCAGGCGCAGATTAAGGCGCTGCAATCCTTAGGACTTAACGCGCGGCTGCGCACGAACTGTAATCCCGCTGTAATTGACACCGAATTAGAGGCAGGACGCCCCGTGATGGTGGGCTGGCTGCATAAGGGGCCTGTCGGCGCACCCACCGGCGGTGGCCACTGGTCCGTAATCATCGGAGCAACCAGCGGCGCCTACATCCACAATGATCCGAACGGCGAGGCCGACATGGTGAACGGCGGCTACCTCAACCACACCAAAGGTGCCGGAATCGCCTACAGCCGTAAAAACTGGTTGCGCCGCTGGGAGGTTGATGGCCCCGGCACCGGCTGGGCAATGCTTGTAAGCCACGCCCCTTAGGCTAAGTACACATGGAACCCAGTCTTGTGAACATCACCTCTATTCGCAAGACGCCAGAGCTTCTAGAGCTGCGCATCCCCTACACAACCTGTACCGAAACAGCAACATTCCTGCTGCTAAGTGACATCCACTTAGACAATCCTAAGTGTGACCGTAAGCTGCTGAGCAAGCACCTCGATGAATGCCGCGCCCAGCACGGCCACGTCCTTATGTTCGGAGATGTGCTGTGCCTCATGCAGGGCAAAAAGGACCGCAGAGCCAGCAAAGGTGACATTCGCCCAGAACACCTAGGCGGTAATTACTTTGACCTCGTATTCAGTGAGGCGGCGGAATTCTTCAAGCCGTGGCAAGACATCATCCTTATGGCGGGCGACGGCAATCATGAAACCGCCGTAAGCAGTAATCAAGAGATCGACCCCTTAGAGAATGTCGTGCGGCTGATGCGCAACAACGGCAGCAACATCGAACACATGGGTTATCAAGGTTGGCTCAGGTTCAGCTTTACGCAGGACGGCAACAGGACAAGGCGGTGCATGTTGTTCTTCCACCACGGCGCCTGGGGCGGAATCATCACCAAAGGCACGATGGGCGGTGGACGCTATGCCTCGATCGCTCCAGACGCCGACATCCTCGTAAACGGCCACAACCATGAGCGCAGTGTCGTCGCACATTCCTGCTACCGCGTCGATCAGAACGGCCGCGCCTGGGTGGAGCAGCGCTGGCACGTCCAGTGCGGCACGTACAAGCAGGAGTTCGGAGGCACAGGCGGCTGGGCGGTGGAACGCATCGTCATGCCGAAGTCACTCGGCGGAATCTGGCTTACACTGCGTCCACGCCATCGCGGGGGCGTTGAAATTACCTGCACCCCCACCGTATGAGGCAGTACGTCCTAGAGATCGAGTACACAATCGTCGTCGAAAGCGAAGACGACGACCCCGAAACCGTAAGTGACGACTTCGCCTCCCGTCTCACAGAGTTAGCTCCATCGAACGACCATATCTTAGGTCTTTCGGTCAACGTCCTACCAATCCCGGAGTTGCGTGGATCATCAGATTGATGGCACATCTCTCGTCCCCAAGCGCTCCGCTAAGCAGCGATTCAGACAGCAGATTTTTGAAGCGTGGCAACACTGTTGCGCCTACTGTGACGCCGCCGCCGATACCTTAGATCACGTCAAACCCCGTCATAAAGGTGGCAACACCGTTGTAAGCAACCTAGTGCCAGCCTGTCGTGCCTGTAACCGCAGCAAGGGCAGCGAGAACTGGCACGACTGGTTTACCGCTCAATCGACCTGGACCGCAGCACGCGCAGCAAGGATTCAGGATTGGCTGGACGATTAAGCGGGCGCCGCTAAGCCGCGATGTAGACGAGACAAACTTATTGCCTTAGCATAAGAGCTAAGCCTTCGTGTTCACAGTGTTGCTATGGCCAGTGAAGACGCTGCCGTGCCTTCAATGCACTGGCTTGTACCACAGCTCGATCTGCAAACACAACTGCGCTTGGAGCTGGACCGCCGCACCGCCGCCAAGCTAAGCCGCGACGAACTCTCAGTCCTAGTAGACAAGCTAGTTGTTGACTGGTATCACCGCAGTGCGCTTATTGACAACCTCCTAGGGCGCATACGCAGCATGGAGGTCGAAATGGCCCTGCTAATGGCAGAACCCGGCCCTGCTGCCCCAACCGAAGAACACTACGAGTGGGCCGCCGACCTCTTACGCGACCTAGGCCACTAGGCGGCGCAGCTTAGCGACGCAGCTCAGCGCTAAGTCGCACGGTGTCCGCCACGCTACTTATCGAGCCAAAACGCCACACAATCCTTAGCGTGCTTACCGCCGCTGCGCTTGCCCTCGGGGAATCCCAGGCCGCACGACCCCTCGATGAACTGCCAGTGGATGCACTGCTGGCAGCGCGTTTTTCCATTCGTCGCCACCAGGGCATCGGCGTAGAGCTGCTCGGCCTCCATAAGTGCCGTCTCCAGTTCCGTACCACGCAAAGGCAGTTCCAGCACGCCCTGCTTTGTCTTAAGCCGCAGCATCCACCCCTCAGCCTGGGGGATCAGCACCATCCTGCCCGAGTGGTATCTGAGAGACGGCATGAAGCAGCTGCTCTAATGTTCCATCGTTCACAATATAACGCGCAAAATGGGGCCAATCATCTAGGCTTCCCTCCGAGGCGTGCGTGTGCGTATTAACCATCCCTTTACGAGTAATCTTCCACATCTCACCACCTAAGCTGCGGATTAGCTCTGCTTCGTTTTCAAACCTTACGTCGTCCACAACAACGTACTCGTGCCGCTTAATACGCGCTTGCCATACACGCAACCACATATCAGGCGCAACGCAAGTTCTTCCCCACTCCGTACCCAAGGTCTGCAGCAGGTGGCGCGTACTAACACCTAAGTCGGCGAGCACAATCTCCTTATCGACGTAAAGCCGCTGCGTAGCTTGTTCCGGCGTATAGCCGATACTTACAAGCAACGGAAACACCATTTCCTTTAACGGTTCTGCGAAGGGCACCCGTACAAACACGCTGCGCTCCAGCACATGACTAACCACCGTCTTACCGCTACGAGGCGCAGGAGAATAAAGGCCAATAAGCTTAGTCATACAAGCCTCACTGATTTCAAACGCAGACGCATTTTAAGGTGTGCCGCTTCGATGCGCTGCCTAATGCGTTCTCTTGAAACATTGTCCTCAGCTGCGATGCTCGACAGTGACATCGGTTCGCCGCCATTGAGCCCGTATCTGCGCTGGATTGTAAGCAGTTCGCCTTCAGTTAGGCAGGCGAGGGCGATCTGGAACATCGCCTGTTTTTCATCCTTCTCCATGCAATCCTTCTGCCTATCCAGCGAATCGGTGTCAGGGATAAGCTCCAGGATCGGACTACCCGTCTCACTTACCAGGGCATCGAGGCTGCGATGCCAGGCGTTCCGGGCCAGCAGCGTCTGCATGTGTGCAACCTCAATGTCTGCCTCTGCCGCCATCTGCGCAACAGACGGCATCTTGCCGTGCTCCTGCAGATGCGCTTTCTGGAAGCGCACCACCTTATACACCTTGTCGAGCCCATGTTGCGGCACACGGATAAGCCGCTCCTTAGCGTCAATTCCCCGCGTAATTGCCTGCCTTACCCACCAGTAAGCGTAAGTGGAGAACTTATAGCCCTTACTGCTGTCGAACAGTTCGACGGCGCGTGTAAGTCCGAATGCACCTTCCTGTACTAAGTCCATAAGTTCCATGCCGCTACCATTCAGGCGCCGCGTGTATTGCTTAGCAACACTGACAACCAACCTAAGATTGCAGTTAATCAGCTTGCGCTTAGCCCGTTCAGCAACCTTAAGTGTGCGCTTTTCCTGAGCACTAAGCTCTTGCTTATCGGCTAGGGCAGTGCCGCATTCGATTTGACGCGCTAGTTGAATTTCCTGCTCCGCGGTAAGCAGCGGATACCTAGCGATTTCGTTTAAGTAATCCTTAACAGAGTCGGTCATAAGCTTGATGGGGATTTGCGTAGGTTACCAAGCAACGCGGTTAAGCGCTGCAGCTTACTCTTGGCCTGGTTCAAGCAGCTTTACAGTTCGTCGCCTTCCAGCCTTTTCGATCCACCGGAAAGCATCGCTTGGCAGAAGCAGCTCGGGCGCCTGGAGCGTGTACCAGCGGTGCTCACACCCCTGGCAGTGTCTCCTCCGCACGATTTGATCACCATCGGCGTAAGCCGTCATGACAACGCTATTGCGCTGGCACGCACATCCTGGGCATCGCATAAGCGTTAAATTACCGTCTTAGTGTTGAATTGGGGGTCCGATTCGTCCAGACCATGGGCCAGCGGGTCGAACGAGCCTTCGACATTAGCATCCCCAACAGGCGCTGGAATGTCCCCCTTCCTCTTAGCATCCATGTCCGCTAAGCTGCTAAGCCATGAGTCCAGCGATTCGCGCATAGGCAGCCCTTTTGCGATGCTTAGGAAGCGGCGCAGCTCCTTTACGTCGCGCACAAACACCGAAGCGCCGCTAGAATAGGCCACGTAGGCTCTGCCGTTGTGGTCCCTATAGGTCTCGATGAACTGGTGCTGGGAGAGTCGCAGCTTATCGCGCTTCACTGCTCAGCCTCCCGCTTAGGCACCGGCAGCGCCCAGTGGGGGAGCCAGTGGGTGTCCCCTTCCAGGGTTTCCGAGTCAAAAGTCCAGCACGGACGGATCGTGTGAGGCCCACAGGCTGGAGGTGAAAACCACCAACACCTACCCTCCGCATCGCAATCCTCCGGTCCCGGCAAGCGCTCACTCACCGGCACCGGCTCGATGGCGGGGCGGCCAAAGTGGGCGATGGCGGCGCGGGCAGCGGCCAGGGCCTCGGCCTCCCAGTCGATGATCCCGGTTGACTGCCCACCCTGTACGGACTCGGTGGCCTTAATCATGCAGCGGAGCAGCTCTTGATCACTCGGCCCCTGCGGCTCGGGCTGGGCCAGGGCGGCGCGGGCGCGGGTAACAAGATCGCACTCATGCCCTTCGTACAGCGAGGTGTGAGCGTGCAGTGCTTCCACCAGCTCAGCGCACAGCGCACGAAAAGTGTCAGCCATTGCCACCCTCCAGCTCGGCGGCGATGGTGAGGATTTCGTCGCGCACTTTGCAACGATTACGAATGGCGGCAAGTGATAGCGATCCCTTGTCGATGTCGTCTGGCTCCGGCACCACCTGAATCGCAGCAGCGCGAAGGGCGGCGGCAATACCCCGTGCAACTAGCCATGTTGGGGCGTTTGCTTCTTCCAGTACGGCGTCTGCAGCATCCAGCACCGCTTGCGCTTGTGGCGATAGTTCAGTCATTGGGCAAAGCCTCCAGTTAGCCAATTCCAGTAAACGCCGTTCTTAATGCGACTCACCATTGATTGGCGTATGCCAAATTCCGATGCAATCTCCTCTTGCGTCTTGCTGGATTTGTAGATACGCAGCACCTCTTGCTCGGAAAGCTTTGACCGTCCATTGCCGGAGCCACGGGCCTGCCTCCCCTGCCGGCATTTATCGTCTGAATTATCTTGATCTGACCCAAGTGCGAGATGAGCGGGGTTGCAGCAGCAGGGGTTGTCGCAAAGATGGCGAACATGGAGCTTTGGAGGCACTTCCCCTTGCGCAAAAGAGTAGGCAACTCGGTGGGATAGAACTGTTTTTCCTTGTAGCCAGGCTTGCCCATGACCGAACGGAAGGCAGTATCCAGTCCACTGCCAGCATGTATCAGTAGTCGTTACATCAACCTTAGACCAAAAACGATGGGCTTCTGATGGAGTTAGTTCCACGATTGCTTAGTTGTCAGGAAGTTTTTCAAGGGCGCGGCGGATGGTGTCCCAATCAGAGTCTTCTTGATAGTTGCAGGGGAATCCATCTTTGGACAGCCTTTGCAACGTTTTCAGCGCCTGCTCCTTCAGAGTCGGCGGCTTGGGGCGGCGGGCGGCGCGGAGTGAGTCACCGCATTCCGCATACCCCTGGGTCCACTCACAGCACGCCTCCAGCTCCTGGTCGGCGCCCCATTGGGCGGCGCGGGCAATAAGAATGCGTGTGTCTGGGCACGTGCCTGGAGGCGCCTCTTTGTGGTGCGCTTCAAGCAGCCACTGCTGCACCAGCTTCGGCGGTGGGGTGATCGAATCAGTCATTGCAACAGCACCTCAGCGTGAAACAAAGCGTCAGAGTCATCAGCGCCAGCCAGGGATGATTGCCAATCGCCAGAAAGGCAGTCGCCATCATTAGCAGCCAGATGAGATACGCCATCACTTAGGCAGCGCCTCCAGTGCGCGGCGCTCCCATGTCCAGGCCACGGCCTGCTTAGCGATGTGCTGGTCCGATTCGGCCAGCGTGGCCTCACCGCCCAAGCTCGACCATTCCTCAACCAAGCCACTCGGCAGCTCAGGAGCGGAACCGCTAAGCACATGCTCAACCCACGCGACGTGGGTCATTACTGCGTGCGGTCCAGGCGGCAGACCGTAGGACTCCTGCCACCACCTGCGAAAGGCTTGTTCAACTGCAATGCGATCCATCAGCCCGGCTCCTCGCTGTAGAACGCGCTAAGGGGTCCGTAGAAATGCTGCAGATCAGGGAAAGCTGCGAACAACGTAAGCCTGTTGGACGGATCTGCAGCCAAGCCTGCGTCAGCAAGCTTGCGCATAAAGTTGCCTCCAAACCTCTGCGCTGTAAGCAGGGTGTGGATCTGTTGCTCAGCAGTAAGGGGTGATGACATAAGGCTTAGTAAGCGGGTGTAGGGAGTCGTGAAGTAGGGAAGCGTCGCGGCTTAGGGAACAAACCACTTGCGTTGGCCTGTGGACTCGATCCAAGCTTGGTACGTAGCGCGTGCTTTGTCAAGCACTTCCTGTTCGATCTCCCGAAGCTCGGCTTCGCCGAACTCCTCAACGAGCATAGCACGAAATTGTGCCCTGTAAATACGGTCGTATTCCGACCGCTGCAGCACCGTCGTACCGCCTTGCCGAAGGCTGTGCGCCTCGGTGGCGAACTTGAGCGCGATCCGCTTCTTGGTGCCGATCTTGTGCAGCCAGTTCTGATCCAGAGGAATGCCGCTGGAACGCTCCTTGGCCTTGGCCTCGGTCACAGCATCACTGAGCGCCGCAACAACGTCACTCAGCTCCTTATGAAACTCCGTAAGTTCCAAGTCGCTCAACTCGCGCAACTTGTCGAACTCAACTTCGGTGGACAAAGCGTTACTAAAAAACGTAAGCATCAACAGTAAGGGGGTGTGGGTAAGGGGAGGCCGCACATCGTAAGTGGTGTGCGGCCGGTGGTGCAGCTAAGCAGCGCAGCTCAGACGGGGCAGGCCGCCTCAGCCTTAGCCTCAGCCTTGACCTTGGGCTTACGGCCGCGCTTGGCGTCGGTCTCGAGGGGCTTCGGACCAGCGATCAGGTAGCAGCCGGTGCCATCCGCCTTCTTGCGCACGGAGAATTTCACCGTGGTCGAGTTGGCGGTCATGGTGCCAGCCACCTGGCTGATGGTGGTGGCGCGGTAGCCGGCCTCGGCGTCGTGCGTGTCATAGGCGACCTCGATGGCCTCACCGACCTGCAGAGCGGCAAGCGCATTCCGCAAAGGGGTCGTTTTCGATGTGCGCGTGGCACGGCCCGGCAAATCCGCAGCCGACAGAACAGAGAACGTCATAAGTGGTGCGTAAGACGCATGGAAAGCAGCAGCTTAAGCATGGCACAGCTCGATGTCAAGCCTGGAGTCTTCCCTGCACCTGATTCTGAATGCTCTTGCGTCTAAGCGCCTGGTCTTGTGCCTCGGCCAGGTTGTAGGCCGCGGCCTCGGTCGAACGCTTGATGGCCGAGTACAGCAGCTCCCGCGCATAAGCCGTGGTACGCATCCCGGCATCGTGCGCCAGCTGCTCCAGTAGTTCCGCCCTGTGCGGATCCAGCAGGAGCTGGTAATACCGCTTGCTGCCGTGCAACCTCGCCATAAGTGGGTGTGACAATGTACTAAGCCTACCACCGCGCGGCGGGATCGACATGCTTCCGCCACGCATTGCTCTGCTGCCTTCGCGCCGAACCACGCTGCTTAGCGCACCCCTTCCTTACCAACCTGGCAAACTCCAGGAACTCCGCAGCCCGCTGCAAATCCGCGACACTCGCCTGCCGCATCTCAGCCTGCAGCCACGCAACCATAATTTCGCGTCCCGTCCGCACTAAGCTGCGCCGCATCGCGCTAAAGGCTAAGCAGCGCTGTACGCCGCCGCTTAGCCCGCCGCCCCACCCCTACTTAGCGTCGGCCCAAGTTTTGCCATAATTGGCCTCGGCCAGCGCCGGGATTCCGCCCAGCCATAAGCTCTCTGCGCTCTCCATGCACTCCTGCAATATCCCCATCCACTTGGTTTCCTCCCCTTCCTTGACGAGCAGCAGAATTTCGTCGTGAATAACAGCAGCCAGGCGGGCCTGCTCTTCGCCAGCATGGCTTAGTGCGGGCCACAGCTTGCCCAACGCACACTTCAAAATCGCCGCACCACTCCCCTGCACCGGCGTATTACACCTGACAGTAACCCTATTCATATCCCCAGGCAAATAACGCCGCATCCCACTAAGCGGAATGCGAGTCTCAGCCCACTTGTTCCCGCTCGACTCGTAGCTAATCTGCGCATTTCGTTTTTGCCACTCGTTAACACCCACGTAAGTGCTGTGGAACGTATCCCTAATCTGCTGCGCCTCCTCAAGCGTCATCGTAATACCCATAGCACCGGCGTAATCCCTAAGGCCACTAGCGCCCGCGCCATACAGCAAACCGAAATTTGCAGACTTAGCCACCTGCCTGCGCTGTTTCATCTCCTTAGCGTCCTCAACCGGCTCGCCATAAATCGCCTCAGCGGTAATGGTGTGCAAGTCCTTATCTGCCTGGAACGCTGCAATCATCGTTTCGTCCTCGGCAACGGCCGCGGCCAAACGCAGCTCCATTTGCCCGAAGTCAGCGCACACAAAGTT